GCTCTTTTTGTTGTAGACGTTCTTTCCGCCATCACTCTCGACCTGATACACGCGGTCGAGGTAGCCCTGAGGAAGCTTGTAGCGGGACTCAAGGGAGGAGAAAAGTTCCGTCGGGTTCATTGAGCAGGCCTTTTTGCTTCACGGGCGCGAGCAAGAGAGACGTTTGCGCGGAGCTGCTGAATGTCTTCCGTCGAGGACCGACGGTTCTGTTCTTCAGCTTGTTTCGCTTGAAGCTTGCGCTCATCGAGGTCGATACGCAAGGCGGCTTCTTCCGCTTTCAGTTTCACAGCCTGCTCGCGAATATCGAGGTCGCGCTGCTGCAACTTGATCAACGGATCTTCAGCCTGCTGCGGCGAGAGCTGCTGCATGACAGCCTCGATCATTTTCGCTTCTTCCGCTGCGGCAGCCTTCTGCAACAATTCAACCGGAGGCGGAGGCGGAGGCATCATCTGACCCGTCATCGGGTTAATCATGGGCGGAGCCTGCTGCATCATCTGCTGCGCTTGCTGCATGACAGTTTCGCTCGCCATCAACGACACGTGTTCAAACACATGCGACAGCAACACGCCATACACCTGAGGCGACGTCTGGATCAGAGCCGACTTGATGAAGGAGATATGCGACATGATGTGAGCTTGGTGGTCCTGCTGAGGGAACGCCTTCAGAGGAGGCGCACCGTTTGGCACAACCATCGCGCGCGCATTCTCCATCGCCGGGCCTTCTGGCTGCGGCTGCTGAGGAGGCGGCAAAATCAGATCGATGTCCTGCACACCCAGCGCCGAATACATACGGCGATAGGCTTCGTATTGGTTGTGCATCTGCGGTGCAGCTTGAGCAAGACGGAGTTGCTCCTGCGCCAGCGAGATACGCTGCGTCATCGAGAAGATGTTGGGGTCCGTGACGGGGATGATATCGATGTTGTCGTCGAAATCCTGCACGAAGATCTGACGGCCACCAGCCACGTCATACGGATAGGCACCTACCGTCTCGCGTATAACGCGCGCCAGCAGTTTCAGTTCCTGCTTTTGGGCATAGTGCAGGCGCTTATGGACCGCGCTCAACACACGTGAGCCACGCTCCAACAAAGCAATCGTGGTTCCAACAGGCATTTCCTGATTGGAATCCGTCATTCCGAGGTCCTTGGTCCCCACGAACTTTTCAGCCGCAGTGATACAGAACCCAAGCAACTGCATCAGCGTTGCGCTTGGCTCCTTGTAGGGGAGCGGCAGCAGGCTTTCACGCAAGCTACCGCCCGGAGCGTCAACGTCACGCCATTCGCCCGGCTGCAACAGCGAGCCTTCGTCTTGGATGCGCAGGCCCTTGGCCTTGAAGCCAGCAGGAAGGTTCGACAGCGTACCAGCGTCAATCAACTGGCGCAGGATGGACGTCGAAGAGCGCGACAGGTTGCCGAGCAAGTGGACGAGACCAAAGCCGTAGAAGCCAAGACCGGGAAGGAACTTGTAGTGGACGAAGTACTGCTGCGGGCGCTTCCTGCGGTCCTTCTCGCTGTAGTTGCGGCGGATAGCAAGGATGTCACCAGTGTCCGCATTCATCGTGACGATGTATGGGAGCTTGATACCAGTGGGGACGCCCTCTGAATCGCGGTCCTCGAACCCTTCGAGATCAAGATTTGTGTGGATTTCGTAGAGACGATAGACGTCAGGCTTCGATCCCGGCTCGATGCCCGTGATTTTATCGACCTTTTCCTCAACCTGATCGCGTTCAGCCTCTGTCGGCTCCTGCAATTCAATGTCGCGGTAGAAACCCGACACCTGTTGCTTGCGCAATTCGTTCGGAGAGAGGCGCAAGACGTGCGTCACGCGCTCCGCGGTGCGGATATCGCGCGCATGGTAGGGAACGATCAGGTCGTTCGGGTAGATAACGGGCGAAACAGCGCGCTGCATGTCGCTGTCGTAGTAGACCTTTTTGAAAGTCGAACCGCCGTAGCCCAGATAGTACAACATCTGGTCGTATTCGGGGTCGTATTCCTCCATTTCGGTCGTGATGTAGTAGTTGAGGAAATTCTTGACGCGATCAGCCTGCTGTTCCTTCTCAGGAGTGACCTGTCCGACGATCTGTGAGCGCACAGGACCGTTCGGAGGCAGCATTTCCTTGTAGGCTTGGGCTTGAAACTGCGTCACAGCCTCGTTCAACACGGGATGTGTGACCCCGGTTGACCCTTCAAACGGCTCTGTCCGGTCTTCATAGTTGATGCCGAGCAGTGTGAGGCCTTCTTCGTAGACCTTCTTCCACTCTTCGCGGCCTTCATCGTCGTCTTCGACGGCTTGGCCCAGCTCTTTCGAGATCATGGACAGGTAACCGTCGTCCAAGACTTCAGCCAAGTTGTCGCCAAAGCCCAGCGAGGTGATGTCCTTTGCGTTCTCACCACCCTCATAAGTGATGATCGCGCCGCCTTCCTCGTCTTCCTCGATGGAATAAGGGCCTTCCGGGCTATCCTCGTCCTCCATTTCCATGTCCACGCCACCTTCGACGTCTTCGGACATTTCGGGGGCCTCAAGCAGACCCTTATCGATATTGGAACGTGGAGCGATGGCCATCAGTAATAGACCCTATTTGAAGGACGCCTCTCAGATTCCATCTGGAGATCGTCGGGATGCCCAATGAACCCGCCCTGACGGAAACGCATCAGTGCTTGAGTGGCGCAGTCCACCATATCGTCGTTCTGCCCAAAAGGAAAAGCCGCCAATTCCTCGACCACTTCCTCTGCCCACGACGTATCAGGACGCCAAACAAGCCCCGACTCGAACAGAGGGGACACAGAATTGACCCTAGAATGTTTATCATTCCCACGCGAAGGCGTAAAGTTTACCACAGGAATACCCATGTGTCGCAATTCCTGCGTCAACGGCATGCCCGATGCCTTCGCTTCGATGAGCACGGTCTCCGGTTCCCAGTACCGATACTCCTCCAAAGCGATGCGCTTCAGATCGGGAAACTCCCACCGCCCCTTTTTCGCGTCCAAAAGGATCACATTGGGCGGCGAATCCTCTGTGGGAAAGAACACGCCCCACGTCTGGATGGCGGAAAAGTCCGCGGTCCGTGATTTGAGGAACGCGGTATCGTAGCTCTGGATGACGTACTGCAACCGCGGCACGTCCTCCTTTTCCCACACCTTCCACCAATCGCGCTTCAGAATGGACGCCGTATCAGAGGTCGGGCTCTGCATATACTGAGCCTGCCACTTGGAAGCAGAGATCGAGGCCTTGATCTTCTCAAGTTCCTCCAGCTTCCAATACTCAGGCCAAAGCGGCTCCCCGCTATCAAAGATAGCCGGAAACTCCACCACTTCCCACTGATCGGCCTTGGGGTCCATGGCCTGTTGGCGCAAAAGACGAGCCGTCAAATCGGCTTCGCCCCACCGCGTCATGACCACAACAATCGCCCCACCCGGTTGCAGACGCTGGCGCGGGCCAGACATGTACCACTCCCAAGCGTTCTCCAAAGCCGTCGGGCTTAGGGCGTCTTGTTCCGAGTGAGGATCGTCCACAATGAAGAGATCTGCGCCGCGACCCGCGATAGAGCCGCCGACACCCGCTGCATAATATTCGCCACCATCATCCGTCTCCCAGCGATAAGCCGCTTTTGAATCTGCTCGTAGCTTAACATCAGGGAAGACCTTCTTATAGTCCTCTCCGTCCATCAAGTTTCTGACCTTGCGACCAAAGCGGATCGAGAGGTCCGCCGTATGCGTGGCCTGCATGATCTTCAAGTCTGGTCGGCGGCCAATGAACCACGCCGGAAACAAATAAGAAGCGAACTCCGACTTCGTATGCCTCGGTGGCATGTTGATGATCAGTCGCTTCAATGTTCCGTTGGCCACGGCCTCCAGCTTCTCGGCCACAATCTTATGGTGCCGACCAGCAATGAAGCCGGGCCAGACAGCGTTAACAAAGGGAATGAAGTTTTCGCGCGCCGCCTTCGACTGCTCCAACTGACCAAGACGGCTGTAGAGCTTGGCCAGCTTACGAAGACTTTCCTCATCCATTTTGGGTTGAATGGTCATTGGTCCGTGGTCCGGGGATCCTAGAGAATTTTACTATAGCACAGGGGGTAGGGGATCCTAGGGCCTTTGTTGACAATTCGGGGGGTCGGATTTTTTTCAGTTGCTGGTGGTCCGTGGAAAATCGGGTTTTACGC